TTTAGATAGAAGTTGTACAAGATAGCACCTCGTACGTGCATAGGACAACCTTTACGATATAGAGATGAAGAACCTCGTTCACGATACTTGTCGATGTTATCTGTACCAGAATTCTTTGCAATATCTTCAGCTGGAAGACTAAGGAACTTAGCTTTAAAGTCAGCAATAAATTCTTGTGTTGCTGTTTCACCATCGTTCATAATAACTTTGAAAGACTTCTTAAGTGTCTCACGACATACTTCAGGTGTTGAAGACCGTACTGACTCTAGACCAGTAACTGAGATCTTTGGCTCTTCATAGTGTACACCTTCTGAGTTAAGAGTATTCATGATGTAACGCTTTTTAGCGATGAACACAGATTTATCAGTGATCTTTTCTCGTGCCATTTGCATAGCTTGACGATATGCACCCATCTTCTTTGCAAGTTCGATATAACCAGCTTCTAATACTGGTTCAATCTTCATTTGGCAAACTTTATCAAGAAACTCTTCGCCTTTCTTGCGGTCAACATCGACAGTACCAAAAGCATTCTCAACGATTGGTGCCATATCAACGTAGATAGAGTCTGTATCGATATAAACAATGTAGTCTTTATCAGTTTTAAGAATTTTGTTTAGATAATCGTTAACTGATTTCTGAGCAAAGCGAATAGACAATTGACCTGATGTTGTAATAGCTTCAGCCATATCGTTAATATAGTACAAGAAGTAAATGTTTGCAGTAGCGCCATAAAGAGAGTTCATGGCGATTTTGATAGCCATTTGAGAGTTGTGCAGTTGGTTTGCTTCACGCTTTAACAATTCTTTCTGCGCAGGATCAGTAGCATCTTCAAGAGCTTGTTCGACTTTTAACATCTTCTTCTTAATGATTTTACGATTACCGTAATATTCATCAATGATATTAGGAATTACGCCCTGAAACTCGTTAGTAAAGCAAGCACCGTTCGCAGCTACAGACATAGTTGTACGTTTAGATTGATACGTACCGTTTAGAACCATATCTTGTGATACATGATCACGTTCTTCAGACAAATATGTTTCAGGTGACATGTTGTATTGCAGCATTAAGTGTGGATACAGAGAGTTAAGATCGAATGATACAATCCATGGATGCATGCCTACTCTTGGATCTTTAACATAACCACCAACAAGATCACCAGCACGTTGACCTGGACCGCCTTTAACGGGTGGAACACGTCCTTCACTCATGAGTTTGCGATATAGAGTTGTTTCCCAAATACCAACTGTACCAAATGCGTCATTATAGTTTACACCACCGCCATAAGCAACAGTCATAACTAATTGAAGCAAAGATGTTTCATCTTCAAACCTTTGAATAAGCCACGTGTCTTTAAGGTTATAGTCAAGATATAGTTGCGGATTTTGTTCGTACAACGCGTTAAGATTGCCATACTCTGAGTAATCAAGTTTCTTTTCACCAAGAACAACATTAGCAATATGGTCAAGCTTCCATGACTCTTGAGGCCCGTATTTGTAACCAAACTTCTTAAAGCAATCCATGTAGTCGATAACTGCTACGCCTGAGATCTCATACGTGTTCTGCATTTTACCATAAAATTCACGACCTGTTTGACGCATGCTGCGCCACGGTGAAAGATCTCGAACCCATTCTTCACCAAACAATACTTTCATGCGTGTAATGATATACTGAATATCAAAATATTCTACGTTCCAACCTGTAACAATGTCAGGATAATCGTTAATCCACAGTTCTTTAAAGCGTTTAAGCAATGCATGCTCAGTGTCAAACTTCATAAAGTGGATATTATCAGGATGTACATTCAATAAGGTTTTGTGCTTGTCGTAATCTTTACGGCCAAGTAAGTGATAGTCAGAAGACTTAGATGATTTGTATGCGATTGATGTGATTTCTTTGTCTGCTAAATCAACGTTAGGATAACCAGTCGCGATGTCGACCTCAATATCAAATGATACAATATTGATCAAAGCAGGATCGTACTTGATTTCGTTAGGATAATTTTCTTGGATGAACTGTGCTACGTAGTTACTACTACCCGCAATTTCAAATCCGTGTACATCTTTGTACTTTTCAATATGATCCTTTGCATCACGCATAGAATCAAGTTGCATTGGCTCAAGGTATCGGCCAGAACTTAAAGACTTAAACTTAGTCTCGTGTTTTACTCCAATATAGAGTGTAGGTTGAAACTTCACTTTGCGTGAAAAGCGTTTACCGTTCTCATAACCACGATGGAGTATGTTAGACCCAAAGCGCTCCACAGATGTATAAAATTTAGACATGCTATTCCTTATTCATGATATAGTACAACTCTACTGCGGAAAGTCTATTTTGTAAACAATTACTTTTTATATTCCATTTCAGTAATAACTTCTTTGCCTTGTTTGTCATTGGCAATTAAGAGAGCCATCGCTTGTATATCATCTATCAATACTTGGCAGGCGTCCTTGTCATATTCTTTATACGAGATTTCAGCAAATTCGTTACGAACTCTATGTAACAAAATTGCATTATCTTTCATAACATTAATACGTCTTATTAGATCTTCTATAGAATGCTGCATTTTCTCTCCTTAGCTGGTAACCTCACTAAAGTTCTTTACTTTTGTAAAGTTGATATGATGATCAAACTTGTCACCAAACTGATCACCTCTATGCGAGATAACAAAAATGTTGTCATCAGAATTTAGGTTGTGTAATGTATCTATAAGATTTTCGATACCTACACCATCCAATGCTCCATCTAATGTTTCGTCAAGTAACAATAAGTTGGTTGCTACAGAGTTACGAAGCTTTGCTACAGCTCTCCATGCAAGCATAATAGATAAAGAGATCCTTAGCTTTTCTCCTTCAGAAAATGAAGCATAAGAGAATGTATCTCTGAAACGTGATTTGATTGTTTCGTTAAAGTTCTCGTCTAATTGGAAGTCAACAAATAGGTCAAACGCACCAAGGTATTTGTTAATGAGCTTATTCATTACTGGAATGTATTGGCGAATGATGCGTGTCTTGATACCACCGTCTTTAAGCATTGCAGATACAACGGTTAAAATCTCTTTGTGGTTAAACAAATCTTGTTGATCTGTTTCAAACTTCTCAAGATTATTCGTGTGAGTTTTGATAGTCGATGCATCAACTGCTTTAACTTCTTCTTGTGCTCTATCCAGTTCAGCCTTATAAGATAACAAAGCATTCTTAGCAACCTTAATAGTTGCACGTTGGTCACCAATACCAAGATTAATAGTACGCATTTTATCTTCTAGGCTTGATATGATTTCAAGTCGATCATCATATTCTTTAGATTTTATTGCAAGTTTTTCAAGACCAGCTTCAAGTTCTGTTACTTTTGCATCTTTTTCAATAACAATACCTGCTTTAAACTCGTGATCAATACCTTGCTTACAAGTAGGACAATCATCATGATCTTTATAGAATGACAATTCAGTTTGGTGTGATCTTACTTGACTTTCAATATCGCGTCTTAATGATTTAGCTTTCTCAGACTTAGCCTTCATCTCTGGCTTATCTTTAATATCATCTACCACGATATCGAGTTCAGAATTCTTTTGTTCAATTACAGTTTTAGCTGCTTCTACATCTTTAATATGAGCAGCCATCTTCTCTTTAATCTTATCAACTTCTTCTTCTTTTATGGCACGAATAGATGCGTTGTGTTCTTTAGCAGACTCTAGTTTAGATTCTGTAAGATCCATCTGATAAGAATTCTCGTTAATAGACTCTTTGTTAGATGATACTCTATCTTTAAGTAACGTATTCATGACACTAAAGACTTGAATATCAAGTAGATCTTCAATAATATCTCGTCTCGTTCCAGTCGGTAATTCCATAAACGGAACGTATGTAGCAGAACCAAGGATAACAATCTGGTTAAAAGACTTGAAGTTTAGATTAAGGATATTTTGTTCAAGATATGCTTGATAATCACGTGATGCAGCATCTTGGTTAAGAAGCTCACCATTCTTTATAATCTCAAATATGTTTGGCTTAATACCACGTCTAATTAAGAAAGCGTTCTTACCTATCTTAAATTTAATCTCTACTAAAGTTTCTTTACCGTTGATCGTATTAATCAACTGGTTCTTGTTAACCTTACGAAATGCTTTACCATATAGAGCAAATACGATAGCATCAAGAATAGTAGACTTACCGCTACCATTAGTACCAGATATAAGTGTGGTTCTATTTTGATCTAGTGTGACTGTAGTCCAAGCGTTGCCAGATGATAGCAGATTCTTATAGCGGACATTTTCAAATGTTATTTTCATTAAATGTTCTGCGCTTCAATGTATAGTTCATCAATCAATTCTTTAATCCTTACTTTATCAGCTTTGGTATCAATAGATCTAACGTAATCATGTAGAATGTCTTTAGTATCTTTAGTTTCGTCAAGAATATCTTCAACACCGCTATCTTCTAAGTCTAACGAGTCATCTATAGATTTTACATCTGCTGCACCAGCGTCAGTCAATTTATTGATAAACAAGTCATAGATGTATGGGTTTGTCCTGTTCTTAACAATAACTTTGATATAAGCATCTTTAATATTTGTCATATCTAAATTAGCGATGTCTTCAATTGTCATGTCTTTATCATCGTAATCAATCTTATGATAAATTGCTAACGGGTTCAATACCCATTCCAATTCACGATTTTCTGTATCAAGAACTCTGAAGCCGCGTTTACCTTGATAATCTGACCATGTCATTTCATAAGGAGCACCGAGATAGTTGATGTTTCCGTATTCAGATGGGTGATGGAAGTGACCAGAATAAACTTGTTCGTAAGTGCCGAATAACTCTTTAGACAATCCATGGTCACAAATCGCACCCTTCAACATCTCAAATCCAACAATATCAAAGTGACCCATACATATATGAGCGTTTGACTTGCGTATTGCTTCGAGACAGGTTTCTGAGTTCGTTTTAGTAATCCATGGTACCATAATAACATTAGTCGATCCAAATGTCAATTCTACTGGTTCATTCTCATAAACTGTAAAGTTATCATACTCTTTAAGTAGTAGATCCATTGAATTAACTTCGTTCGTATTAGTATAGTATACTGAGTGATTGCCGACAATAGCTTTATATTCGATATTGCGAGATGCTAATTGGTCAAAGAAAAACTTCTTAGCTCTAGAAAGAGTAACGTAGTTGATATATTTACGACGGTCAAACGTATCACCTAAATCTAGAACAGTTTTAATGTTGTGTTCATCGATATATGGGAAGAACACTTCATTAAAGAAGCGTTCTTGATGATCCAAGAATATCTTTGAATCACCTCTTACCCCAATGTGCATGTCTGTAATAATCGCTATTTTCATACAACTTATTCCTCGTCAATCTCGTCAATAACCTCTTGAACCTCAAGGGTTTCATCTGATATTTTCTTCTTAGCTTTATCTCTTGCAATCTTATCTTCGTAGTCTTGTACAAAACTATTCATATAATCAGCTGAAGTTGTTAAGTTAAGAGCAATATCTTCACCACCAGTATACGTACCGCCTGCTGCAATCATCTGTTGAGATGATTTAAACCTGATATACATCTGCTTCTTTTCTTTTTGGATACGACGTAGAAACGCGAACCAAATAATTTGTGTAAAATATGCAAATGGGTTCTGCGATTTTTCTGGATTAAAGTTACCCATGTATAATAGGCAATTCTCAATACCGTCAGAGATCATATCATCTTTATATGAATAACCACTGAAGTTTGGTTTAGTTGCAAGTCTTGTTGCAATCTGATATATACATTTACCAATATAGTCTGGGCATCTTGGTTTCAGCTCTTCGCCTGCATCCTCAGCCTCAATACATGCTTTTTTATATTGAATCAACGCTTCAAGAAAATCGGCGTTGTTTACATAATTTCTTTTTGCTCTTCTAGCCATCTCATTCGTTGCCTCCGTTAAACATAGTTGTTGTTTTATATTTCCATTCTACTGCGATAACGCAAAAATGTCAACTTTTACCGATAAAATGCGGTACTCATATTGATTGGGTTATCACCTGTGGCATGAGCAGCAACTGATGTACTACAATCCCCACCTATACCAATTAATAATGCTCGTTCTAGTTTAGAATGACGCTCTGTTAAATCATGATTAGCCATTCTTACTTTCTTAATTGTATCTACATCATTTTTTCTGCATTGTAAAGCAATAGTTCCTTGACCAACAGCTGGAATAATAGGCAACCTTGCTGTTACTCTATCAATAGCTAAAGCCATCAATCCAGCTTCTGCTAATACTATAGCATCATATTCACCAGCGTCAAGCTTTGCAAGACGAGTATCGATGTTTCCTCTTATGTGTTTAATCTTTACATTCAAATGCCCAAACTCAGCTTTCAACTGCTCGCTTCTTCGAGGTGATGATGTACCCAATGTAAATCCATCAAAGACTTTACCTATGATAACGTCGTATGGTGAACTACGCTCGATATATGCTGAGACAATAAGATCAGGATGTTCAAAATCACCAGGCATATCTTTAAGACTATGCACAGCTACATCGATTTCATTATCAAGTAATGCACTTTCGATTGCTGAACAAAACACTCCTTTACCACCAATTTCGTGGACTGGTAAATCTGGGTTAAGATCACCTAACGTTTCAATAACAACTATTTCAGTATCGCATTGTAATAATCCGCATGCTTTATCTGCGTATGCCAAAGCAAGATCACTTCCTCTTACACCAACTCTCATCATTTCCACCTCACACTCGGAGGAAGGCTCATAAGAATTGCATCCATATTACCGCCAGTTTTAAAACCGAACCTTGTTCCTCTATCATATAATAAATTAAACTCTACATATCTGCCACGCTTTATTTCTAAAGTTTCTCTATCAACATCTTTGTACGGATTGACAGAATATAACCAAGAAAACGTATCGATCATTTGATTGAATGTGCGGCCTACATCTTTAACAAAATCAAAGCTCATATCTGAAGGATCATGATATTCGAAGAATATACCGCCAACTCCTCTTGTTTCATTTCTATGAGGCAGGAAGAAATACTCATCGCATGCTTTACTAAACTCAGGATAGTAACTCTTATCGTGCTTATCACACATATCTTTTAATGTATCATGGTATCCTTCTTTGTCAAAATCCATGCAAGGTGTAATATCCATACCACCACCAAACCATTCTTTAGTGCTCGTCTTCAAATACCTAGTATTAAAATGCATTGCTGGCATATGTGGATTCTTTGGATGTAATACTACACTAATTCCAGTTGCGCTATATCTGTTGTGCTCATCTGTTCCTGGTATTTCATGTGCAAATTCTTTATCAAATTCACCGTTAATCTTACTAAAGTTAACAGTACCCTTCTCAAACACTTTGCCTCTGATAGTTTTGTGGAGTTGAGTCCAACCTTCTTTGGCTGGAGCTTCATGAGTTTCCATCTTACTATCTATTGATTCGATTGTGTTACATATATAGTTTTGAAGTTCTTTAAACCAGTCACTGTATTCATTAAACATTAAAGCTTCCTTTTTTGTTGACATTTCTGGGATGCCGTGTAGAATAGTCTTATCTACTATAAAATAATAATTAGATTTCTATAGTGTATATCTTCATTTTAAATTGCTCTTGGCCGTAAATCTCAATGCGTTTTCTAAAATGTTGCAAAGTATAATTAGAATATGCTCCTACACTAAGATCGTCTGCGATATCATAAAGCGTAGCTTTATCTGCATCATTACCTTTTCTTAAGGTTCTGCCGATTGATTGTAATACTTTAACTTCAGATTTAGATCCAGAAGCAAAGATTACATTATCCAACTTCTTCAAGTTTACACCGGTTGAGAACACTCCGTATGATGCAAGAATATCATGTTGTTTAATAGGATCATTCTCAATCAAATGTCTTATGCGTTCTCTTTCATCACCCTTTGTTGCACCGTATATGAAGTGCAATTGTCTGCCATCTTTTCTTAACATTGGTTCTAAGATTTTACCATGTTTCTCTACCAAATCAAATAATACTAGATTGTTCTGACCTTCTAATGACCATAACAGATTTCTAATAAACATATTTCTTTTTTCATGGTTTACCAAATATTCCCGTTCTGCGGGATATTTCTTACTTGCATTATCAATCTTAGACACTGCTTTCTTAAAAGCTTTACGTTGCTCTACACTATGAGATAATACGATTGCTTTAATATTAAAATCTGCGACAGTACCAGCGTCCATAAGATCCTTAGTTGATACGTGCTTTCTAACAGAACCAAAGCAACCCTCAAGAACGAGTCTGTGTGTTTTGCTTTCTTCAGATTTCAGAGTACCGGTAAATCCGTGACGATAATAGCATTCATCAAGACCTTCCATGATTTTCTGTAATGATTTGGCTTGAAATAAATGCGCTTCGTCTCCTAACACAACTTTGAACTGTGCAAACCAATCTTTGTCTAATTTAATAAGAGATTGCCATGTCGAGATAACGATAGGCGCATCAGTATTCTTATCGATGCCACCTTGTATCTTATAAATCATAGATGGATCACAACCATAATCGACAAAGTCACCATACATCTGATGTACTAATCCAATTGTTGGTACAATAATAAGAGTACGATGATCATAACTTCTGAAGTAATGTTGTTGAATTAAGTAAATAATCAGAGACTTACCAGAAGACGTAGGAGATAAAGACAAAGATCTATTATCTCTCAATGCGTCTACAATATATTTGTTTTGGTAATCTCGTGGTTCGAATTTACAACCTATTTCTTTTGCAAGCTCGTAACCATAATCTTCTGGGATGTTCTCACCAAAAAGCAACTGATCAGAAGCTCTTAGTTCGTATCCTCGTTCTTCACAGAATTTTTTTAATTTGTGTAGTAAGCCAACATAAAGAACTGGTTTCATTGCGTTGAATATTCTTATCCAACCATCCCAAACCTTGTTCTTATATGCAGGAGAAAACTGGTAATTATTAGGTTGAAACCTGAAGTATTGTTCAAGTTCCATCTTAATACCAGAGTCTGCTGTGATCCTAAGATGCACTGCATTTATCTGTTCTACATTAACAACTTCCATAACAAAAATCTCCACTATCGTATATTATGATACTATTTATCTATATACGCCAGGGTAAATTTCACGAGTTTCTTACAGTGTCTATCATCAACTGAACGTTATCAGGATCTGCATCTGGTGTTATACCATGGCCAAGGTTAAAGATATGAGGACCATCTTTAAAAGCTCTAACAATATTTTTAGTATCATCTATTAAATCTTGTCCACCACTAACCATATGAGATGATTTTAGATTACCTTGCACACAACCATCTATTTGAAGTTGTTTCGCGGCCCAAGCAGGATTAATAGAATTATCTAATGCAAGACAATCAGCACCTGTTTCTTTTTGAAACCCAATATAGTTATGTCCTGCTTCTCTTGGAAATGCGATGATTGGCGTATCAGGGTGTCTAAGTTTAAGTTCTTTTATAATTCTTTTAGTTGGTTCCAAGGCATACTTTATAAAGTCTTCTCCTTTTAAAGATCCTGCCCAACTATCAAACAATTTAACTACCTCGGCACCAGCTTCAATCTGTTTACTAAGGTATTCTATCGTTGCTTCTGTAATAATATTAATAATACCTTGAAACAAAATAGGATTTGTATCTTTTAATAGATGAGCCGGAGCTTGATCTTTAGTACCTTGACCTGCGATCATATAAGTTGCTACTGTCCATGGAGCACCAGCAAATCCAATCAGAGTTGTTTCTTTTGGTAATTCTGAGGAAAGAATTTTTAAAGTCTCATATATTGGACTAAGTGTCTCATCTATTCCATCAACTGATTTAAGATTATTAAAATCTCCGTATGTGGTTATAGTAGATAGACGAGGACCTTCACCAGCAACAAAGCTTAAATCTAAACCAAGAGCCTGAGGTATTAGTAGAATATCTGCAAACATAATAGCAGCATCAAACCCATAACGAAGAATTGGTTGTAATGTTACTTCTGCAGCTAACTCTGGATTATAGCATAACGATAAGAAATCGCCAGCTTTAGCACGAGTTGCACGGTATTCTGGTAAGTAACGACCAGCTTGTCTCATCATCCAAATTGGAGGAGTAGGTAGCGTTTCACCTGCTAACGCTCTTAATATTGTTTTGTTACTCATGCTTTAATATCTACACCTTTTGATTTCACTACTGGTTCAACCTTACGTGTTTTTTCCTTTATAACCTTTGGCGGTTCAATAATAGGATAAACAGAGGGATGTCCGTATATATTCTTTATCATCAGTATTCTCCAGCTTGGAATTTAAGAATATCAATCATAGATTTTATGATAAAGTTACGACCATGAATAGTCTTTACTATATCTTCTAGAAATTTTGCGCGTTCTGTATGCAAATCAATTCTAAGGCTAAGAGTGATAATTTCTGAATCAGCTTGGATACATCTTTCCATATCAGCTTTCATTACCTTCTTCTGGTAAGGTTTCCAACCTAAAGTCTTGAGATCTTCTTCTGCCATAGAACCGTCAAACCATTCTCGCTTATCAAGCTCGAGTGTTTTAAGGTCATACTTAAGCTTCTTTACCTTAAGTGCTTCTCTATAATAGAGGTTGTAATATTTGGAATGAAGTTGTGGAATTTTCTTGGCTTCATTACCCAAGTTGGTTTCGTCGATTACCGCGTCAGCAGCCCACAATTCGCTAATATCATCAGTGCTCATAAACAAAAACCTTTTCCTAATCTAGAATCATTAAGACTATTCTACACTAGTGAATTAAAAATGTCAACCTAATTTTTCAAACTTAAATCTATCGTATCTGAAAGTCATAGTTGCTTCTGGCGGTTGAACGTCTCCAGCAGTAACATCCAAACTAACTCCTGTAAGACTTGTCGGAAAACAATTCAGGAAGTTAAATTTGATATTAGGATTCTTGTGACTATTTAATATAGTAACAGAAACATCTGAGGTTACGCCGTCATCAGAGTTATATAGCTTAGAGAATTGACCTAAGTCTTCAGTAGATGTCATGCTTTCCATCCATTGTAAACATTCATGATAGTTGTCCATGTTTTCATCTACAATGAAAGATAGATCTAATTCTGAATAAAGTAGTCTATCGCCTGTACTATAGTAATTACTCAAAGGAGTACCTGTTTCAACTAAACCAGCTGATACGGATGGTATTATAGCTCGTTGTGTGAAGAATTCCACATTCGGTAATCGCTTCACGTTGATCTTAAATCCGACTGGTGATAAGAAATTTGTAATCATTGCATATTTTCCTGTGTACACATGTTTGTTTGTATAGTAGTATTTATCAGAACGTGGTATTTTGATTCTAAATAAATAGAATACCGGAACAACAAGGATTACTAAGTATGGATGATCCATGCGACGACTGTTCACACTGGTTAGGCCGCTTATAATAAGCAAATATATGATGGAGCTAAAGAATGGCAAACGACTTTAGAATTTTGACTGCAAGACAACACGTAAGAGAACGCATAGGGATGTACCTGGGTTCAAGTTCTCAAGAAGAAGTAGAACGTTTTGTAAAAGGCGAATGGAAGACCTCACGGTATGTTCCAGCACTATCCAAGATGGTTGACGAGATTTTAGATAATTCGATTGATGAAGCTATCAGAACCAACTTCAAGCATGCTAATAAAATAGATGTTTCTATTAATATGGATATGGTCACTGTTACAGATAACGGCCGTGGCATTCCACAAGATGAAATATTTGACGAGACTAGTAAAGAGAAAATCATACGCCCTGTCGCTGCATGGACTCGCGTAAATGCAGGAACGAGTTTCGATGACGAACGAGTCACAATCGGTACAAACGGTGTTGGATCTTCTGCTACTAACTTCTTATCTTCAAAATTCACTGGTAAGACGTGGTCAAAGGGCAACTTAATCGCAGTCACATGTAAGAATGGTGGCGAAGATATTAAAGTTACGCAACGAGACAAAGACGGATCGGGCACAGAAGTTTCTTTTGTACCAGACTTTGATTGCTTCGAAACTGAAAGCCTTGGAAATCTAGATACTATCGAATTGTTAGAAGATCGTTTGATGAGTTTGCAAATGGCATTCCCTGAAATTCGTTTCTCTTTTAATAAGAAGAAGATTAATGTAACTGATTTAAAGAAATACTCTGCATTATTTAATGATACTGTCGTTATTGAGAAATCAGAAAACGTCTCGTTTTTCTTCACTTCATCAGAAGATGGTTTTAGAACAAACTCTTTTGTGAATGGTGTTAACACTCGTATGGGTGGTACATATGTAGACTACGTAGTAAACGGCATCGTTGAAGAATTAACTACTATGATTAAACGTAAGTTTAAAGTAGAGGTCGCTAAGAATACTATTAAAGGTGGATTAACATTCGTATTGTTTGCACGTAACTTCGTTAATCCAAAGTTCGACTCTCAAACAAAAGAGCGTTTAACTAATCCCATGAGTAATGTTCGTGAGCATTTTGAAACTGCGGATTGCAAAAGCTTTGAATTCTATGCTAAGAAGATTATCAACACACCAGATCTTATTGATCCTATCATCGAAGCACAACTAGCTAAGAAAATTGCTGCTGATAAACGTGCTGCAACTTTAGCTCAGAAAAATCTTCGTAAAGTAAAGGTAGCAAAGCATATCGCAGCGAGCCGTCAAGAAGCAACTCTTAAAATTGTAGAAGGTGACTCAGCGATGGGTTTCTTGTTAAAAGTAAGAGATGCTACTAAGGTTGGTGCTTATCCTTTACGTGGTGTTATTATGAACACTTGGGATATGAAACCTGCTGATGTACTTAAGAACAAAGAATTATCAGAACTCGTAGCAGTACTTGGTTTAGATATTAATAATCCTAATTCTGTAGACAACGCTACGTATGATAATATAGCTACACTCACAGATGCTGACCACGATGGTATCGGTCATATTAGTCCGTTGCTAATTGCGTTCTTCTATAAGTTCTGGCCTCGTCTATTGACTGAAAAGCGAGTTAAGATTACTCGTACACCAATCATGATTTCAAAATCAGGTGATAAAGTTAAATGGTTCTATACTTACGAAGAAGCATCAGAGTTTAAAGCCAAACAATCTGGTTGGAAGCATCGTTATATTAAAGGTCTTGGCTCATTGACCGAAGAAGAATATGATGTGATTATCAATCAACCTCAGTATGATACTGTAACAGTTGATGATGCATCTATGTTTCAGATGATGTTTGGCAAAGAGGCACAATTGCGCAAAGATTATATGTTCGCATAGCCGTTTACTAATGGAGAATAATGTAGTAATATGGATAGAATCATAAATTTCATTTTATGGTACAAGAAGCTTAGAGCAGTTGGTACATATAAATGGCACAACTGCATTGAGTGGGCAATATCAAATAGTGGAACACACTATACTAACGGAGAATATTTTAAATGAGCGTACTAGAATTTACTAAAGCAGATGACGGAACAAGAGATTACCCTATCTCTGCCGTTGCTAAAAACGAATGGTTGAGCTTTGCAATGTATACTGTAGAGTCAAGAGCTATTCCAAACATGATCGATGGTTTAAAACCAGTTCAACGCTTTTATCTTTATTCTTCATTGCTAAATTCAAAGCGTGACTTTAAGAAAGTATCTGCTGTTGCCGGTATTATTTCTGATTACGGTTACAATCACGGTGAAACATCAGCTGCTGGTGCTGGTCAACTTATGGCCGCAACTTGGAATAACAACGTTTGTTTAGTTGAAGGTCGTGGATCATTTGGTACTCGTCTTGTACAAGAACCAGGTGCAGCACGATATGTTTACACTCGTGTTCATTCTAACTTTGAAAAGTATGTTAAAGATACTGATCTTTCTCCAGTACATGACGATCCTGAACATCAACCACCAATGTTCTATCTGCCAGTTATTCCTTTGGTATTAGCCAACGGAACTAAAGGTATTGCTACTGGATTTGCAACAAACATCCTTCCTCGTGCCGAAGAAGCGCTCTCTGATGCTGTTCGTGAGTATTTAACGAGTGGTACTATAGCGAAGAGACTCCAGATTAAGTTTCCTGAGTTCAAAGGTAGTGTTGTATATGATAATGAAGAAGAACGCTACACTGTTCGCGGTATCTTTGAACGTACAAGCAAGACTGTAGTAACAATTACTGAAGTACCTTATGGTTATGATCGTGAAGCATATGTAAAAGTATTAGATGCTCTTGAAGATAATAACGATATAGTATCATACGAAGATCTTTGCGACAAACAAGGTTTTAGATTTGAAGTTAAGCTAAAACTTGCATCAGCTAATGCATGGACTGATGAGCGTATCATGCGTAAGTTCAAACTCAGCAAACCCTTAAGTGAAAACCTTACTGTGATCGATCATAAAGGTAAGCTCCGTCAATATAAAGATGAGCGCGTCCTGATTAAAGATTTCTGTGAATTCAGACTTACAGTTCTTGATAAGCGTATTGCTCTACGTAAAGTAGAAGCACACGAAGCTATTCGTTGGTTGAGAGTTAAGATGGAATTTATTCAATCTGTACTCGATGATAAGATCAAATTTAAAAACCAAAAGAAAGCTGCAGTGTCTAAGCAAATTCTTGAACACACTCAAGCTGCTAAAGAAGACATCGACCGTCTGCTTAGAATTAATATCATGAGCCTTACAGATGAGATGGTTAAGGAACTTGCTAAAGATATTAAGTCTGCAGAGAAAGACGTACGTTATTGGGAGTCAACTACTCCTAAGAAACAATTCATTCTAGATCTCGAAGGGATTTAACAGTGTACAGACATATAGAATCAGTATAGGTCTGTATTAAGGAGAATTAATTATGTACTACTCAACTTACGGCAAACCTTCAAAAGTATCAAATCCTTTAATGGATAA